GAGTGACTCCGGTCTGGCACGACGAAAGTGCTCTCAACCACACTTTGCTGCTGGTCAAGCCCGAAGTAGTTCTCACCCCGTCCTACTGTTATCCAGATAACGACTCGTACTACAAGACGTTCTGGCCGGTCGAGTACAAGCGGAAGCTGGTCGCCCTGGACAAGACGGCTGAACAGCGGGTGGGGCGGTGAGCCTTGCCGACGATTACTGGCAGATGCGTTTCTCCGACCCGGACGGGATCAAGCATCACTCGGAGCAGAACTACCGCATTTCCAGGGATTTCCTCATTGCCGCCCGCGAGCATAGTCTGATTAACCAGGCGCTGTCTGGGCCGACGATCATCGAGATCGGCTGCGGCACCGGTGAGCTGTCCGACCTGATCAACACCTACTACAAGCCGACCGTCCTTTACCCCACGGATTTCTCCAGGGCTGCGGTGAAAGAAGCAACCCGGCTGCACCCGCTCTGCTTCTACCGCAAGTTCGACATTCTCAACGACAGCCTGACGACCAGGTTCGACCTGGCGATCAGCTCAAATGTGTTGGAACACTTCAAGGACTACCGGGTGATGTTGGACAAGATGTTCGACCTGGCCCCGAGGGTGCTGCTGATCGTCCCTTACCGGCAGCGCAGCCTGGACGCCTACGACATGGAGGGTGGGGCCGGTCACGCCGTCTCGTTCACGCGGGGCAGCTTCAGCGACTACCAGCTGCTCGGGTCGCTCACGTTCCAGACGAACGGCTGGACGCACTCCGGTGGGGGCGAGAAGCCGCTGCAGCTGGCCGTGCTGCTGGAGCAGAAATGATCGTTGGAGAGATCCCTGCCCTAAGCGCATTCTTTTTCGGCCTGGCGCTCGGCCTAGCCCTCGGCATGATGCTTTACCGATTGGGTCGATGACGTGATCACTGTTTTCATCGGCACCTTCAACCGGGTCGGCACGTTGATGAAGACGATTAACTCGTACAAGGCGCAGTCGGAGCCGTATGAGCTGGTGATCGTGGACAACGGCACCGACCATCCTGGCTGCCTCGCCTTGCTGCACATGCTCGATGGCAAGCACGTCAAGAAGGTCTACCACCTGCCTGCCTGCAGTTCGATGGATGAGATCACCGGAAACTTCAACACGGCGATCGAAGACCAGTACCACAAGGACGGCGGTGACTGGTTTGCCGTGTCAGAAGCTGACGTGTCTTTCCAGGGCAGCGACCCGCTGTCGCTGAGCATCTACTGCGACCTGTCCAGCCTCCTCCACACCGCTGTCGGGCCGCACCTGCGGACGAACGACATTCCCGCCTACTACCCGCTCCGCTCCCGCGTGTTGGCCTGCGAGACCTGGATGCAGTACAAGCGGGACATGGAGCAAATCGGCCGTGTTCACTACAACAAATGCCAAACCGACACGACCTTCCATCTCTTTTCACGCCGTCGGTCGTTCGACCGTCTGAAGATGAACCCTGTCCGTGTCGGTCCCCCCTATGACGCGAAGCACTGCGACTGGTATCTCGACGTTTACAACCCGACTGTGGAGAACCGGCTGCTGATCCCGAACAAGAGTCAGCTTGGCTCCTGGGGGAAGTCATGGGTCCGGGACTTCTGGGAGGACTTCCAGGTCAGCCCGGAGCATGCGTTCAACAACCTGTGCATGGCTAAGAGGAACGACCACGACGATCTCTGCAACGTCTCGTTCATGCTGTCCTGGTGTTTCCAGTACGGGATCGGCACCGAGCGCGACCTTGAACTTTCCAAGACGCTGCTGCATGCTGCGATCCCGAAAAGGTTCGACCGCTACTGGGATTTGGAGGACGACTGGATGAAAATGGTCTACGAGAATGACTTCTCAGCGCTGGGCTTCTGAGACCGTCGATGCCTACGTGGTCGGCTTCGGCCGTCCCGATCTGCTCTGGGAGCAGAAGAGGCTGATCGACAAGTTCTGCCCGGAGATCCGGGGGATCTGCGTGATCGACAACACCCAGATCCATCCGAAGGGGATGGAGAACACCTGTCTGCAGCTGGGTGTCGGCTACATGCGCACCCCCGGCGGCTCGTCTTTGCACAACGACGCACTGAACCACGCCGCGAGGTTGGCACGCGAAAGTGATGCCCGTTACTGGATCACCTTAGACCATGACGTGTTCCCGCGCCGCCCGGTGACGCTGATCGACAAGATCGGCTCTGCCGGGTTCTACGGGATCGGGCAGACGCACCCGCCGTCGCAGAAGAAGTATCTGTGGCCTGGGTTTGCCGCTTTCGACCAGCGTTGGCTGGGTGAGCGGATCCCGAACTTCAACGGGATCAGGGGTGAGCGGAAACGCGACGACGGAGACTGCGGCTCGATGCTGCACAGTTTGTTCACCGACGACGATTGGGCACGGGCCTTCCGGCCGGAGCATGGCTACGGGGTGATCCGCCCGGAGGACGGCTACGGGCTGCAGTCGCACGGCTACGAGTTCTTCGACGGCTGGCTGCACTTCACGAACGCCTCCAACTGGATGGACGTTCCGAAGCCGCTGGACAGGGACAAAATGCTGCGCGACATGATCAAACAGCTATGAGCATCGCATCGGCTCTCGGAATGAGGGAGACTTACCAGGTGATCTTGGAACGCGACGCTTTGCAGCCGGAGGGAGTCACGATCGTGATTCCCTGCTACGAGCAGTCTCATTTCCTGGCGGAGGCGTTGCTGTCCTGCACACAGCAGACGGTGCAGCCGGTCGAGATCATCGTGGTCGATGACGGCTCAACGCCGCTGCATGCCGCGAAGACTGAGGAGCATTGCTCCAACTACCACGCCCGCTATGTGCGGGTGACGAACCGTGGCCTGCCGTCAGCCAGAAACACCGGGCTGATGCTCACCCGGAGCGACGCCTTCCTGCCGCTCGACGCCGACGACTGGATCGACCCCTGCTACATCGAGAAGATGTATCCGCTGCTCAGGGACGCCGACGTTGTTGTCCCTGGCCTCCAGGAGCACGGCCCGACCAGGAATGGCACATACATGCCAGGATACGACCGGCCGCTCGATCAGGTCACCGTCGATGTGATGTGGGACTTCAACCGCACCTACTACTGCTCCCTGTTCCGTACCGAGTTGCTCAAGTCGGTTGGCGGCTACAACGGCCGCATGACCGACGGCTTTGAGGATTACGACTTGGCTATCGACCTGATGAGCAGGGGTGCCAGGTACAAGGGTTTGGATGAGGTGTTGTTCCATTACCGCACCCGGCCGGACGGGATGCTGACGGACGCGATGGGCAAGCAGCATCTGATCAAGGCCGAAATGCGACGCCACCACCAAATGTAATCTCCGCCGTGTGGCGCGGCTTATCGAGGTTCGCTATCACGCGATCGAGCAATTCCGCGCTCGTTTCCCGTCGAAAATACCCAGGGAGCAGCTGCGTCAGTTAATTGCTCATGAGGTTGCTGAGGCGTTGGACTCGCACCGATACTCGACGAAGGAACCGAAGTGGTCTCGCGGGCGCAGGGTTCGCGGGAAACGCAACAACAACGAGATCGATCGGACGTTGCGGTTCTGCTGGACAGAGGATCAGGTGCGTGTCTATTTGATCGACAAGCGCGGCAATTCTGTCCGTGTGATTACCTCAATCCGTCCGAGCGGCGATACTACCGACGCAGATGCTGAACGAGATTGAGAAAGAGGACTATCGCTGGGGCGGCGACTTCGGCCCTCGCGAGATCGTTTCACTAGGAAAGGCTGCCACCCCGCAGGCGAAGTATTGGCTCGGCGGCGGCGCTGACATTTTTGAGGAGTACGGCCGCTCCGGTCTGCGTCACTGGGGCGGCTTCGTCTTTGAGGAATGGCTTAACCAGCTGCAGCAGGGCCGACAGGCGGCGCAGGTGTTCCGCGAAATGTCGGATCAGGACCCGATCATCGGCGCGATCGTCTACGCGATCCAGTCTTTGATGCGCCGGGTTTCCTGGTGGTTTGAGGAGAAGGACAGCCGTGGTGCCGTCTGGATGCAGGGTGTGCTGGACGACATGCAGTTCTCCTGGGAGGACACGTTGGGAGAGATCCTCTCGTTCCTGGTTTACGGGTACGGCTACCACGAGATGTGTTTCAAGATCCGGTCGGGCTACAGCAGCTCGCCGTCGCTGTCGTCGATGTTCAACGACGGCCAGATCGGGATTGCGAAGATTCCGTTGCGCGCCCAGGACTCGCTGTGGAAGTGGGTCTTTGACGATGTGGGCGACATCATGGGGATGATCCAGAATCCGCCTCCGGACTACCTGTTGCGCTTCATCCCACGGGAGAAGGCGTTGCATTTCCGCACCAGCATTTTCAAGGACAACCCGGAAGGGCGGAGCATCCTCCGCAACGCCTACCGCTCCTGGTGGTTCGTGAAGAACATCCAGCAGATCGAGGCGATCGGTGTTGAGCGCGACCTGGCCGGTCTGCCGGTGCTGACCCCGCCCGAGGGTGTGGACATTTGGGATGCTGCAGACCCGACGATGGCGCAGATGTTTCAGCAGGCGAAGATCACGGTGTCGTCGGTCCGTCGGGACGAGCAGGAGGGTGTGGTGCTGCCGTTCGGCTGGACGCTGGAGCTGCTCTCGTCGGGCGGCTCGCGCCAGTTCCACACGACGGAGATCATCTCCCGTTACGAGACGCGGATCGCAACTTCGGTGCTGGCCGACCTGGTGATGATGGGCCAGGACAAGGTTGGCTCGTATGCGCTGTCGGTGACGAAGAAGGATATGTTCTCGGCGTCGCTGGGCGGCTACCTCGACATTATCTCGTCGGTGATCAACACCCAGATGATCCCGACGCTGTGGCAGCTGAACGGCTTCAAGGATCCGATGCCGAAGCTGTGCCACGGCTCCGTCGAGACAATCGACCTCGATACGTTGGGTAACTACATCAATAGAATTGCGAAGGTTGGCGCTCCGATCGACTGGTCTACGGCGCTGCCTTGGATGAACGACCAGGCCGGTATCCCGGCTGCATCTCCCGGCTGGGACTTCACCGCGAAGCCGATGACGGGCGGCGGTGGCTTCGGGGCGGACGACTCTGCGCCGTCTGGTTCTGGCGGCGAGAACGGAAAGTCGTGATCCCGCTCGACCGGGTGCGGCCACGGCCGGTCATCGACGGCCAACTGATTGAACTGTTCAAAGGTCAGGCGAAGCCCGCCACTTTGAACCTGCGTGTTCACGGGATGCATCACGCGCCGCAGGGACAGCTGATCTACCGGATGGAAACCCGTGACGGCCACTATGTCGGCAAGACGAACCCGACGAAGCATCGGGCGAAGAAGGGCGACATCCTCACGATCGCCGCGAACGACTTCGCCACCGACGGTTCCGGCGACCTGGCCTGGCTGAACCCGAACGTGGTGTCGCATTACACCGACACCGCCCATTCCTGGAAGGAGCTGCAGGCTTTGGCTGGTGGCGCTGTCGTGAAAGACACCGCCCCTGGGCCTGCTGGCGACCTTCCTTCCGCCGCTGGTGATTCTGGTGCTGGTGATCTGCTGCCGAGCGAGCAGACGTTGGAGTCGATGGGTGCTGCCGCGAGCGGCGGCGATCTTCCTGTCGGACCGACGTTGAGTTCAGTCCACGTCAACCGACCTTTAAAGGACATTTCAGTTGGCTATATGGGCCGCACAAAGAAACTGCGCGTCAGCAAGGCCGACCAGGTTAAGCAGCTCGTATACGGGGTCGTGCTTGAACCGAACACGCTCGACTCCCAGGACGACTACATGCTGCCAAATCAAGTGGAAAAAGCTGCGCACAACTATTTGAAGAAGGCTGTCCGTGGCAAGTCGTCGGTGTCGAAGCTGCAGCATCGCAAGCCTGGTTTCTTCAAGAACAAGCCGTCGGTGGTGCCGGTCGAGTCGTTCATCGCCCCGGTGGACTTCACCTATGACGGCAAGGAGATGATCAAGAAGGGCACCTGGGTTTTGGTGTTGCATGTCGAGGACAAGCAAATCTGGAGTGACGTGATGGCGGGCAAATACACCGGCCTGTCGATCGGCGGCTCCGGCATCCGTCAGTCCTACAACGTTCCTGTCCCTTCCGACTTCATGGGTCATTTGGAGCCGGAGGATTGGGCTGCCTCGATCAACTCGCAATTCAACGTTCCTGGTTCTGGCGGGTAGGGCTTAAGAACGTTCTTTCTTCGGCTGTCGATAGATAGCCCGAATGAAGCTACTTACTGACGTTGATGGGGACGAGGTTTCTCTCGTTGAGCGCGCCGCGAACCGGCGTCGCTTTTTGCTGCTGAAGGGAGAGCGAGGAAAATTGGATACTGAGCTTTCGGACATTCTGGAAATCCCGTGGGAGCGCGAAGGGTCCCTCCTGGATGCGATCCGCAAAGACGGGGTGAACGACGAGACTGTCGAGAAGGCTGTCGTTGCCGCTGTCCGTTTGCTGAAGGGCGTCGAGATTGAGTTTTCCCCGGAGCTGGTCGAGAAGCTCGGCACAGAGCTGTACGGCCGGGTTAACCCGACGTTGAACACGACGAGTGTTTCCGGGCTTGGTCTGCTCTCCGGTTCAGCGGGCGGTGCGGCGATGGACGGTTCCGGCAGCGGAGCGGACAAGGATGGATCAGGAACTGACGGTGAGCTGATCGGCACAGGCGACGCTGGCGAGAAGGTCGCCGCCGACCATCCCGAGGGTTGCGACTGTGCTGCATGCATGGACGCGACGAAGGCTGACGGTAACGACAGCGAGGATGACGCCGACGCCGACGACGTGCAGAAGCGTGACTTCTCCGCCGACGCACGTCGCTCCGCCGCGAACAGCGGTCAGGCGTTGCCGGACGGCTCGTTCCCGATCAAAAACACTTCGGACCTGAAGAACGCGATTCAGGCCGTAGGGCGTGCGAAGGATCCCGGCCGTGCCAAGGCTTGGATCATTCGCAGGGCAAAGGCTCTGAATGCGACGGGCAGCCTGCCTGATTCCTGGGCGGTCTCCAAGTCGGACGACGAGCTGGATGTAAACGACGACCAAGAAGGGGGCACAGTGGAGTTCCAGGTGCCGGTAAAGAAGGAAGACGGGGGCTGGGACTACTCAGGAGTCCCCGAGGAGGCCCGTTCGTTCTTCTCGGAGCAAATCGAGAAGGCCGACAAGATGGAGAAGGAACTCGCGGAGGCTCGCGAGCGTCTGCAGAAGGCGGACGACACGATGAAGCATCGCGAGGCTCTCGCGAAGGCCGCGTCGCTGTCGCACGTCGCTCCCGCCGATGACCTCGCTCCGATCCTGAAAGAGGCTGGCGAGAAGCTCGACCCGGAGTCTGTTGAGAAGCTGATGGCGCTCCTCGACAACGCCGAGACGCGGATCGCGAAGGGTGACCTCTTCACGGAGCACGGCAGCCGCGCCATGTCCGATGGCACGGATCGCTCGGACGCCTACTCGCAGCTGGTTGCGAAGGCCGACGAGATGGTGGAGAAGTCGGACAAGCCACTGTCCAAGGATCAGGCGTTTGATCGTGCACTTCGGGCGAACCCGGAGCTGTACAGCAAGTACCTGGCTGAGACTGGGATTGGGAGGACTCCGTAATGGCTGGTCCTGCTTACGGAACCAACACCGGCCAGGACTTCACTCTCCTGGCTAACACCGATCAGACGGGCAACCAGTTCAAGTTCGTCCAGCTGGCCTCCACGGGCTACCTGGTAACGGTCTCGACTGCGGGGCAGCGGGCGATCGGTGTCATGCAGGACGCTCCGGTCGGCAGCTCGTCTGCCCCGGTTGCTTCCCAGGTTCGGATGCTCGGCCCGACGAAGATCCAGGCTGGCGGCACGTTCAACGCCGGTGACCTGGTGACCTCCGACGCTTCGGGCAAGGCAGTGAAGTACACGGGCGCGACGGTCTTCACGGGCACGCCGTACACCGTTTCAGGGAGCCAGGTGCTTGGGGTAGCTCTTCAGGCAGGCGCTGCTGGTTCTGACACCGCAATCCTGTTCAACCCGTCCGGGTTGGCCGCAACAGGCGACTAAGGGAAAGGAGCTGAGATAAATGGCAGAACCTACCCTTAGTGCTGTACACGTAAACCGCCCGCTGACCAACATCAGCCAGGCGTACATGCAGGACTCGACCGACTACATCGCGGACAAGATTTTCCCGGTGGTGCCGGTTCAGAAGCAGTCCGATCGTTACTTCATCTACACGAAGGGCGACTGGTTCCGCGACGAGGCAACGGAGCGTGCTCCGGGCACCGAGTCGGCTGGCGGTGGCTATTCGCTGGACAACACCCCGACGTATTACGCGCCGGTGTATGCGTTCAGCGTTGACGTTGACCCCCAGATCAGGGCCAACTCGGATGACCCGCTGAATGCGGACAGGGACGCAACCCTGTTCATCACGCAGCGGATCATGCTGAAGCGGGAGATCCTTGTTCAGAACACCGTCATGGCTACCTCGACGTGGACGGGTTCCTCGACGGGTGGCGACATTACGCCGTCGCCCCAGTGGAACCTCGCGAACTCCACGCCGCTGGAAGACATTGAGGCCCAGATTTGGGCGATCAAGCAGACCACGGCGAAGTTCCCGAACAAGTTCATTCTCGGCCCGCGTGTGTGGGAAGTTCTCAAGAACCACGACGAGATCGTTCAGCGCATCAAGTACACCCAGCGCGGTGTGGTTACGACCGACCTGCTGGCTTCGCTGATCGCCCCGCCTGGAGTGGACAATTTCCAGGTGATGGTCGGCGCTGCCATTCAGAACACGGCGAACCAGGGTGCGGCTGACAACTTCCAGTTCATCACTCCGACGAAGGACTGTCTGCTGCTCTATGCGGAGCCGCAGCCGGGAATCATGGTTCCGTCGGCTGGCTACATCTTCACCTGGGTTGGTTTGCTCGGCTCCGGGTCGTTCGGCTCAAGGATCTCGCAGATCCCGATGCCGTGGCTTGGGATCGGCACCGTCCGGACTGAGGCTGAGCTTGCCTTCGCCGTGAAGATCGTCGGCGCTGACCTGGGCGCGTATTTCCATAACGCGGTGTCTGCGTAAGCTGGTAGCGGGGGGTAAGGTGGGGGCGGGCAACCGCCCCCACTAGACCAGGAGGAACGCCAAATGCTTTCGCAATCACAGCGGGAAAGGAACTTGGACAGGTTGGAGATTCAGTATTCGTTCATTGCCATTTGGCCGCTCGATGTTGAGCATCCGATTGGCTCCGGTCAGGTTGTGCATTACGAACCCGGCGATATCGTCCCTGCTGGTGAATGGGGAGCAGCTGCACATAATTTGATGGAGATGGGCAGGATCGAGCGGCTGGCGGTTAATGTCGCTTCCCTGCAGGAGGTTCAACAGGCAGCAGAGGTTGATGAAGTAGTTGAGTACCCAGTTCATGTTGGTGCTGGTTGGTATCTGCTTTCCAACGGGGAGCGGATCCGCACGAAGGCTTTGGCAGAGCAGGCCCAAAAAGAACTAGGAGAATGAAATGAGCGGTTTCGCTGAGGAATACCCGAATCAGTTCCTGGGCCTCGACACAGCTCAGAACACGAACTCGGGTGCTGTGAATGTTTTCGGATCACCGGTTCAGCTTGCAACGAACCAGGGTGCTGTCGGCATCGTTGTGAACTCCGGGGCTGGTGTGCCTGCCATCGGCGGCAACGTCGGTGACGCCTACTTCCGCACCGACTTTTCGGGTGCGAACACCTGGCTGTATCAGTGCACCGTCGCTGGCGCTGCTGGGGCCGCGACCTGGGTGGGCAAGGTTTAAGTTGGCGACTACTGCCGGGCAGGTTGCTGTCACTTCGGCTGCGGGGGGCACGCTGATCGTGGCTGCCCCCAACGCCAACTACGGGCAGGAGCAGGGAGGCTATCTGCTGTCGAACCGTGACGTTGCTCTGTCGAACAGCTCCGGAGCGATCGTGTATTTGGGGCCGCAGGGTGTGACGACTTCGACCGGCTATCCGTTGGCGACCTCGACGACGTTGAAGATTCAGCTGCACATCGACGAGGCGATCTACGGGATCGTTGCTTCGACCGGCTCGACAGTTTCCTTTCTCGCTTCCGGGAGTTAATCCGTGACTGGTAAGCCGCGCTGGTGGTATCCAGACCAGCAGTTTGGCTACCGCATTGCTGACGACGGCACCGTTGAGATTTTCTCGCTCAACGGTGTTG